TACCAGCCTTTAATTTTATTAGCTCACCCCAAAGTAAATCAGCATATCCTTTCTTAAACTTTCGTTTCGGTTTTTTATTGAATGGCTCACCACATTTGCGACTACAGTATTTTTGTGAAACTCTAGTTTGAGTAAATTCCTTTTTGCAAGTGGGGCATACAATTTTCTTTCGCTTTCTTACTGATTCTAAAAAACACTCTCTGGAACAATGTTTTTGATTCCATTGTGTTGGGAGATATTTTTTACTACATCGTTTACATATTCTCTCTTTTGAATATGCCCTTTCGGTTGTCCTCCCTTTATTTGAACAATCCCAACTACAATATTTAGCTTTCCCAATTCTCCAGTTTGATACTTCAAACTCTTTTCCACAATATTGACAAACTAATATCTTAGATGGTTTTATATCCATACCATTTGGATGTTTTATCGTTGACTTTGAGGGCTGTTTAACCTTTCTAGGTAGTTTACCATTGCCCTTACCTTTAAGGGGCTTATTTTTGCATCCTGGTGCGTTAGGTATATGTTTAGATATAGTTTTCTGCTTCATAATTCTCCTAGAAACCCAATTCTAGTTCTTTGGGTTTTGACTTATCTATAAACTTACACCCATTACAACTATCACATATCTCTCCCTTAATAAACCCTGTTCCTTTACAATGAGAACAAGAGCGGACTTCCCTAAAATTCCATATTTGGGTACCATTAGCGGCCACTGAATAGGCATAAGTTTTCCCAACAATTGATGATTTACCTTTAGGCGTTTCTTTCACTCCTTTAATGGTCATTAAAATATCATCATCGCCGATCCCACTAAGTAAGATTTCAACATCTGAAAAATCTCTAGCGAACTGCCCCCCTCTTGGATTAGTGGCATTTTCCCCCATTTGTATTGCTACTATAAGCACCCCTCTACCAACTGCTGATTTACAATCTTCCAAAACCTTACTGATATCGTATAATTGCTTAGCGTCAAGGTTAATCCAGTCAATTAGATTAATTTTATCCTTGATAATATGCTCTGCATAATCATCTCTAACTGGTAACAGAGTGAATTTATCATAACCATCATCATCGACCCAATTTACCCATTCCTTCATTTCATCAAGCCTGTTAAAAAATCTTGGGGATGGTTGATATTCACCATCAGTAAATACAGTATATTCATTCCCCATAAGAACAGGTGATAAATCTATATTCTCAGCGGTAAAATTCATACATAATGTAGTTTTACTTTTTGACTTAACACCACCTATTGTTATTAAATCACCTTCGCGAATAACCATATGGTCAGCAATTTCTATTTCAGTTTGGATTTGCCTATCTTGCGGGAATTTGAGGTTGAATATCGGTCTGCGTTCTCTACCTGGAACAAATACCCTTACAGGTTTAATTTGCTTAACAACTCGATATTCGCCACGATTACCAACAGTGCGCAATATCTTTTGTTCAACTAATCTATGAATAATAACTCTGATATTATCATAGGACTTGCTACCATGCAAGAGATTGAACTCTTGCCTTAAACCATTGATAGTGATATTTTGCCCTTGAATAGTGGACAAAAATTGATTTACTATGTCAGGAGTTATTTCAGCCATTTATCATTCCTTTATGTAACGTTTGTAATTATGTAATTATTGCAATTATGTAACGATTGTAATTATATGTAATTTCACTTGTGCCTATTTTGTAACGATTGTAACGACTTTGTGCCTAGCGTTACATCCCTTATGTATATTTATTAATAAGAGATATACCCCTCCCCACCCCATTAATCATATTTAGATACTCCTTTCTTACCTGTAGGGGTACGAATAATGTGGTCTGTTTTAAGTTCAAGCTGGCGTAATCTTTCATCGGTATCTGTAGATTTTTTCTCAAACGGCTTAATCTCTAGTCCAATGTAGTTAGCTAGTTTCTTGATGGCTTCTATCAGTTCAAGTCGCTCAAACAATTGGACAGCATCAAAAATATCGCCGTGAGCCTGGCAGGCAAAGCAGTGGAATCGGTTTTCATCTTTATAAATTACACCTGAGGGGTGTTTATCTTCTCCGTGTAAAGTACACCGAAAAGCCCACTTGCTTTTATAGGTGAATACATCAGTATACCACGAAAGAACTGTCTCTATATCTATTTTGTCTTTAATTGTTTGAATTATTTCTCTATTAGTAGTCTTTACACCATTTTGGTTTAATCGTGTTCGGCGTTCTAACTCATTCAATAAATAACTAAACCTACATTGAAGATAGAATTTATGTTCAGTTTCTTCTTCGTCCTCAATTTGTTCACGAAGATATTGTATTTCACAAACAATATCCGATGATGTTATGCCTCGTAGATTGGTTTGAGCTAGGCGTTTAATAACTTCTTTATCGTCCATAATACTTTTTTAGTAGGGGCTGTCTGGCTTTGACATTTAACTTGTGGCGATTTTCACAAGCACCCCTACTAAGGCTATTCAGTTTTAATCCTCCTTAATAATTTCTGCTCCTTGTTTTAACGCTGCATTTACTAAATGTCCACCTCCTATTTTATCAGATTCAATGTCATCTATCAAGCGATTTTCTTCGCTTGTGGTGAGTTCTTTAGAGGATGCTTTATTGAATGTCTTTTTGATGTAATCCCTCATTTGGGCTGCTGTTAGCCCTTTTTCTTTTACAAGGGCATAGATTTTCTTGGTTTGCGGAGCCGGGATACAGGCTTCATCCTTTTGGGTAGTTTTAACATTTGGTAAAACAGGCTTTTCCTGTGTTTTGGCCGCTGGCTTAGTTGCTACATTAGCATCATCATCCTCATCAGCTACAATACCCAAAATTGCACTCAGGCTATAACGTCTAGCATAACTGATGGCAGAGCCTAGAGATTGTGGGTCGTCCTTAACAGGATTGACTAACTGAGTACCGCTAATCCATTCTCCGCTCGTGTGATAAAGGGTAGTTTCCAATACGCTCTTACTGTCTGGTATTATCCCCATAGTTTGAGCTACACTTAAACCGTTATCCGAAAGAGGTTTACGGATAGTCTCCCATATGGTATCAAGTGTAGCATACTTTGACTTGTAGAATGGGTTAGTAGCATCCTTTTTAACAGCCGTCATTTTACCTTGAAATCCAGATAGTGCTTTAGCTAATTCCGAGATTGATTCACTTTTCATTAAAATTCGTCTCCTGTTTCTTCTGTTTCTCCTTGTTTACGTTGCCCCAGAAATAGGACTTTATTAGCGATAACCTCGGTCTTATAGTGTTTTACGCCGTCATCGCCTTCCCATGTTCTTGTTTGGAGTCTGCCTTCAACAAAAACTTGCTGCCCTTTAATGAGGTATTGATTACAGGTTTCAGCTAGTTTATTCCATGCTATCACGTAAAACCATTCTGTTGATTCTGTTTCTCCGAACTTGGAATTAACGGCTACACTGAATGAAGTTACGGGCTTCCCGCTTGGGGTAAAACGCATTTCAGGCTCTTTGCCACAATTCCCAATTATAAACACCTTATTTAAATTAGCCATTATTTCATCACCTCCGTTATAGGGTATCTCTTTTCAAGTTCTTTTACAAGTTTATCTGATTCGGCGAGAACTTCATCCATCGGGTAGTTCTCCATATCAACCGTACAATCAAAGGTTTTAACCCCTTTAATTGAAGTTGAAACATTTACCCTATACCTGATGCTTTTTTGTATTTCCATATTCTCTCCTTAAAGATTAGTTAATGTGATAGTTAAGTCATCATAGTGTAGAAAGTCCTGATATGCCCGATAGTGCTTAAGATATAATTCTTTTGGTGGTTCTGGTAATCTTTTTAATGCTTTCAGGTCTAATACCACGTCAAGAAAATAGTCAATAGCATCATCTAGGGAATCCCATGTCTGTTCTAACTCAATATTTACTTTTTGCATCATTCACTCTTCTTAATTTTTACTTATTACTTCCGTATCGGTTTCATCAAGTTCCCAGACTCCACCTATTTGATACCATCGAAATGTGATTTCCTTGATTAGGTCTTTGGCCTTACAGATCCCCGAAAATTTCATATTACCTCCATTTTAACATATTATTTTTTGTTTGTCAATAAGGATGAGTAGATATTCCACCTGATATTTTAAGCTTTGATAAAGTCAAGATACAGCATTGCCCTTCAAACTGTTTTGTTCCAGGATTATAGTTGGCTGTACTATCCCACCAGGCACATTGTTCTTTATCACAACCAATGTCAGGATACTCTCCATCGTGTGGGTCATAGGCTTGTGGTTTTAATGGGCATATCATTTCTTACCTCCTCATTTTGCAATGCGTTGCAAAGTTAATGAACTCTGGTAAAGGTGAATCCTTTACCACCAATTTCAATTATAGTATCGCTATCACAATATTTACATTTAACAAATAAACCTCTTTGTATATAAGAGGGGATTCGCTTCCAAGCATAGGCTTTAACATTGTGGAGTTTACAATCAGGATTAGCACAGCCAAACCATCGCCAATCCATAGGTTTATATTCTCTGGGTTTGATACCTGATTTGATACGGGCTTCAGTAATGGCTTCAGATGCATACCAGCGTAAATCATTTTGCCATGTTCTAGGAGCTATTTGTTTAAGGATTTGATGAAATTCCTTGCCGTGGGAAATAACCTTTGGGAGTCCTAACCAGTTGACTATATTGTGGGTTATCTCATGGCGAATAGTAGCCTTCGCTTCTGCTTTATCTGCAAGCATCCACTTAGGCAATTCAATAAAACTAGAACCAATAGCTTTCCCGCCAGCACGAGGATCCATCTTGGCTATATCTACAAATACTCTTGGCATAGCAGGATAATATTTATCCCTTAATTGATTAGCGTATTTTTGTAGATATTCTTTTGTAGTTTTCATTTCTTCACCCTCTACTAAAGATTATAAACTATCATAAGCCATTTGTCAAGTCTTTTTTAATAAATTTTAATAAATATTTTAACCTTACTTTTTTTATTTGTGGTATAATATATAGTATGGCATGGAATGAATCTCTTGTCAAGTTTTGGTGTGAGCATTATTATCAACTCAGAGATTATGAACT